TACTCAGTCTTTTACCTTGACACTCAAAATCATCTCCTCTTAATTTACCGTCATGTTCAAAAAACCAATGTTTTTCACTTCCGTTATCCTCAATTAGATGGATAACTCCAACACCAAACCGATTTCTTGCGTCAGGCGTAGTGTATCCAAATGAAAATGCAGAACCCCATCCATCCCCATTTGTTACCTTACCTTTTAAATATGGAAAATATGTATTTGAGCCATTAGCATTCCCCGCATAGACATGATAAGGTGCCTCTGTTTGCCATTGGGAGATGTAGGCTCCTTCGCCTCGTTTTTGACTCCCAAACCATTGAGCACCAAGACCACTCTCAGCTGAAAAATTTGCTCCATCAAAGCCAAATCGTTTTTTTGTTGCTCCATAGGCAATGTAGGCATCATTTGCATTGTCTGTTGTTTGCAATCCAACGGTATGCCCCATGTCAACATCAATTAACTTCGTATCATCGCCGATTTGCACAAAGTTGTTATTGTTTGTTGGGTCATTGACGATGAGATTTGGCACGGTGAGATTGCCTGTCATCGTATCGCCTGATTTCGATACACGATTGTTGGCGTTGTTATTGGCTCCATCTGCCGCTTTTTTCGCTTCTACGCCTTTGTCATAAGCCGTTTTAACCGCTTTTGATGTTGCTACATTATTTTCGTCGTTGCTATTGACTGCGGATGATCGTTTGTTAAGCGGGATATAGTTATTTAATGCAAGCTGCACCGTCGCAATCAGTTGCGCGAGTTTTTTACCTGCTTTTGCGGTTAAGCCGAGGTTTTCACTGTCTAATCCCGTGTCGTTTGTGAGTTGGACAATGCCCACTTTTGTTGTGCTTGCTTTGTCGATAGCATGGCTGTGTCCGTATTGATCTACGCCGTTTGCACTGTTTGCCGTAATGGTTTGCGGTGTAAGTTGTCCGCGCGTCACAAAAATGACGCTGTCGTCCACGGTGAGCGTAACGGCATTTGAACTGGCAACAAGTAAAATCATGCGCATAACTTGCACTTTCCCACTTCCGCTTGCCAAGGTCGGTTTAAAACTTTCCGGGCAGTTGGCATAGGCAATGAGTTTGTTTTGAGCGTCAAAAACGCCCATCTCCCGAATATAAAAGCCACCTATGTTTTCCGGGATAGTTAATTCAAAAACAACCTGTTTGTTATTGCGTGGGTCAAGCGATACAGCACTGATCGTTGCGCGATATTTTTCGTTGACTAAGCGTTCTTGGCTAGCGTTTACTGTCACGGCATTACCGTTTCCATCACCGACAGCAAAATGCGTAACGGTGATTGGCTTATTATTTGCAATGGCTTTTGCCAGTAATTGCGTGCCGTATGTTGTAAAAACGGCGGTATATTGTGCCATGTGTTTGCTTCCTGTTTATTGTGCGTAAACGGTGATAATTTCGCCCGTTTGCTGTCCTAAAAATACATTCATGGTGCCTGTTGGTGAGACCGCAATAGCGAGCTGTTTTAAGTGTCGGCTAACAGGTTTCACGTCATTGACTAATCTGACTAATTCGTTATAGGTTTGCTCGTTTAATCCTGTTTCCGGCACTTCAATGGTCAAGCTAAACGTTCCCGGTTCGCCCATTGGCACGGCGTTAAACCATTCTTTCAAGTTGACCATATAGCCTATAGGTTCAACCACTCGGCGCACGGCGTTAATCGTCCCTTTGCGTTTGTGGATAAAAAAGGATTGCTTAATGGCGATTCGCTTAACTTCGTCCGTCCAATTTTCGTCCCATTTATCGACGCTAAACGCCCATGCAAGATAGGGCAATAAATGCACCGGGCATTTATCCGGATTGATTAGATCGGCAATAACAATCGGATTTTCCACCGCACTTTTTAAGATTTCTGCAGCGCGTTTTTCTAATGGGGTTGAGCCTAGCGGCAATAAGTGACTAGAAATCATCGCTTGTTACCACCTCAACTTGAATGTTTGTGCAATAGGCTGATTTGTTGTTCGGCAACACGATGTCGGCTGTTGGTGCAAGTAGTTCCACGCGTTGCACCCCAACCAAATGCAAGGCGGCATAAATGCCTGACAGGCTGATGTCACGCCCCAATCGGCGTTTTTCTTCGGTGTATGCCGTGAGTTTTTTCAATGCTTCCGCTTTGATGGGTTCGTATTCCGGTCCCCGATATAAATGCAGTTTGGCGTGGATGGTGTAATTATGGATAGTCGCACTTTGCACGGTAACACGATCACCAATAGGGCGGATGTTGTCATCATTTAATCTTTCACGCACGGCTTGCAAAACCGTTTCGGAGGCGGTGCCTTGTCCGATACGACTTAAAATAGTGACAGTCACGTGCGCAGGCTCCGGTGATACCACAGATACATCCGCTACTTCGGGATGAGCGGATAGGGCGTGAAATACATAAGCACTGCGAGGGCCCGCCACAGATAAGCCCTCAAAAGCTAATTGGGTTCGGACTCGCAATGCGGTGTCATCTTCATAAATTGCCGGCACTTTGGGTGTTTTGCTGTCATCTGCCGCTTGGATTAGTTGGCGTTGCACGTTGTAATTAGCAGCGATAACGTCTAAATCTGTGCCGGTGGCGTATGCCAACATAGTGGCTTGAGCAGCGTTATTAATGCGGGTGCGCTCCAATAATTGCAGGTAAACGACTTCCTGTAGCAATTTAGTAATAGGTTCACTTTCTAAAGCTAGTCTTGCCTGCCAAAAGGGGCGTTCCTCTTCGTTAAAGAGATTGATAAACTCCGTTTTACGTTCGGCAAGTAAGGTTTCAAAATCTAAATCTTCTAAGACTTTGGGCGGTTCCAGTTTGGAGAGATCTACTAATTCGCTCATTGTTTTCCACCTAAGAATAAATCATCAAAATTCACGTTTTGATTGTTATTTCGTTTGCGCGCCACGATGGTGCAGACAATGCCGTTTTCGCTGATGCGCGGCTGAAATTTGCTTATTTGAATACGTGGTTCCCACTTGGTTAATGCCATGACAGAGGCGGCAGCAAGTTGTAACAACAAGGCGTGGTTCATAGGACGGTCTATCAGTTCCGGAATACGGCTGCCATAGTCGCGGCGTTGAATGCGCGAGCCGATGGGCGTGAGCAGTATGTCCGCAATGGATTGTTTGATATGTGCGGTTTCGTCTGTGATTTTTTCACCGGTGAATCTGTTCATTATTTTGCCTTCGAGGTTAATTTGCCATCGCCTTGTTCTTGGTGAGTATGGTTCTGTAAGCTGATTGAACCCGCTTTCACATCGCCTTTGGCGGTAACTGAACCTTTTACTTCCACATTGCCACTGATGCTGATGTTGCCTTTAATGCCGCCGTTGTCTGCGGTGGTAATAGCGCCTATGATGTTGACGTTACCCTTGATGTTCACCGTTGGGCAGTCAATATCTATTTGGTTTGTGGCGGTAATAGCGGCGGTTTTAATGCCTGCAACAACCAAGGCACCAGTGGATTGGTTGTATTCAATTTTTGCGCCGTCTTCGAATTCGATGACATGCACATCCGGCGAATGGCTTGGGCTGTTTTGGGTGTATAGCCCCACTAAAATGCAGGCAGTGGTGAGTTCACCACTTGAAGCTAAGATGACACATTGTTCGCCAACTGTAGGCGGTGACCATGTTTTTGTTGTGCCGGCGCGTAACGTAATAAAGGGCAAAAAACTTGTGAGAATTTGACCGCACTTTACCCGCGCCTTGGCATTGGCGTGGTCCACTTCGGCGATTAAGCCAAAGCGGATGAGGTTATCAATTCGGCGGTTGATTTCTGCGGACATGGGTAGCCTTACGGGTTAAATAATCCGTATTTTTGGCGATGTGGGCAGAAAGTGCGAGTGGGTTGCGGTGTGGAATTTAGCGCAACAAAAAAGGGCTTGCGCCCTTTTGTTATACTCTATCGCGCAAACTGCTGCGTCGTCTTGCCTGTTGTTGGTTTTGAATGCGTTGCATTTCTTGCGCAACCATGCGGGCGATAGTGCGTTCATCTTGACCTGGTGCGGCGTTGATGGTGATGTTCACCGCCATGGGTTGAGCAACGGATTGTGCCACGGCAGGAAGTGCAACAAGCGGTGGTCGGTTATCGACCTGAATTGGCGCAGCGGTTGCCACGCTCATGCTTAATCCTGTCGCCAATAAGGCGTTTTTGCCATAATTTAACGCGTTGAGTAACGGCACACCAAGGCGAGAGGTGGCTTCCTTGGTCATGATGTATTCTCCGCCGTGGTAAATTCCCATTGGTTGATATTTGCCACCGTTGCCGGCGTAACCGCCGCTCCATTTTGGTCGTGGCGGAGGTGGTGTATAGTCGCCCGCCGGATCCATCGAATAATTAGCAATTTTTTCAATGTTTGCCGCATGTTCTTTTGAAACTATGCTAGTTGCCACCTTATCAAGGCTCGGCATGTGGTCTATCACCCATTGGATGCTATCCATTAGCCATTGCAAAGGTTTGGTGACTAAATCAATGCCGGCGGCAAGCCATTCACCAAATTTTTTGCCTGCGCTTGCGGCGGCATCTAGGTCTTTTTGTGTACTTTGCACCGGAGAAAGTAAGTCAGTGAACCATTTCACCGCTTTTTCAAGCCACTCCACCACGACACCGAATAATGCGCCTAGTGGCTTGAATTTTTCAATTACCGGAGCAAGCCCTGATTTTAAGCCCTCCCAGAAGCCACCAAAAAAAGCTTTGACTTGGTTCCAGTATTTGTAGATCAGCAATGCCGTTGCCATAAAAGCGATGCCTACTGGGGAAAGAAGCATAGGCAATAGTTTAAGTGGCGAAAGTAGCCATCTTGCAATCGTTCCGCCCACCCCGCTAATTTGCCCTGCGAATTTCGGTAAAAGGATGTTGAGTTTGCTTACGCCAAGAAATAAGCGTGCGATAGGATAAAGCACAAAACTTAACGCAAAAGCAAGTGCGCCAAACACAGTGAGCGATCCGCCGATTGCGCCTGCAACTAATAACATATTTTTAGCAAGTTTCGGATGCGCCTGAATCCATTTATTGCCCTTATCAATGAGCCCGCCCACTTTTTTTAGCAATGAATCAAGTGTCGGCGCAAGTGTGCCACCGATGGTTGAATTAAGATTGAAGAGTTTATTTTTGAATATTCCCCATGTTGACGAAAGAGCCTTCATTCTCGTGTCAAATTCACGCCCCATCGAACCTTTTGCTGCTTCGCTGTTTGCGAGTTCAATTTGTCTGCGCCATTCTTCGGTTTTGGAAACAAGCAGTGCAAGGGTTTTTGTGTGTTCCGTTCCGACCAAGTCGGCAATAAATCCAAGGCGTTTGTGTTCCGGCATTTTCTTGACGGTTTCCACAATTTTCATCAATGTGCCTTGCGCATCTTTTGCCATGCCTAATTCAACTTTGCTTGCGCTTAATCCCATTTCAGCAAGCGCATTGCGGACAGGCTTTTTCTTACTTGCGGAAGAAAGGCGGGTGAAGATTGCATTTACTGCGGTGGCTGATTGCTCCTCTGGTGCGCCCGCAGTTTGCAATGTAGAACCCAATGCCGCCATATTTTTTTCGCTGATTTTGGCAATGCCGGAAATGCCTGATACTCGGTTCATAAAGCCGATAATTTCCGTTCCTTTAGATATAGCGTTATCATCAAGATAGTTGATCGCGTCCGCCAATTCACGCGAAGCCGCAGCAGAGAGCTTAAAGTTGTTCGTCACTTTACCGTATTGTTCGACAAGTTCATCAGGATTGGCCGCATCAAAGGCGGTGGCCATTTGTGTATTTAAGCGCACAAATTCTTCCAACTGCTCTTTTGGTACGTTCATTCTGGCCGCTGATTCAATCATGTTGGCAATTTCAACGGTAGTTAAAGGCAATTCATTAGAAAGTGCTTGGATTTTCTTTTTCCATTCGTCAAATTCAGGTGTTAGCTCATTTGTTGATTTGTTTTTAAGTCCATCAACCTGACGAGCAACGCCTAACATGGCATCTTCAAAGCTCATAAAATCTTTTGTGGCGTTGGCAATCGGCGCGGTGATGGTTGCACCGGCGGCAGAGGCTTGTGCACCGATCATTTGCGCTTTTCCGCTCACTTCTTTTAGGGTTTCGACTTGCCCGCGGTAGCGATTGTAGGCGGCTTGTTTCGTATTGAGTTTGGCTAAGGCCGCTTCTTGCTGTTTAATTTGTTGGTTGGCACCTTTTAGCTTGCTTTTTAACTCGTCTTGCCGTTGAGCCAATGTTTTCGCAGATAACCCCGAGGCGTTTAATTCTTGTCGTGCTTGACGCAATTTGAGTGCAGCTTGTCCTTGCTCGCTTTTCAAACGCTGAACTGCAATTTGAGCATTCAATACTTTTGCTTTAAATTCATCCGTCGGATTTTTAGCATTGGCAAGTTGTTGAGCGTAATGTTTTGCTTTTTGTTGTGCTTGTGCGAGTTCTTGATTGACCGAACTCAATTTATTTTTGAGCGGGTTTAGCGTCGCCGCATATTTTTTTATTGCGGCTTCCGTTTCTTTATCTTGCTTTGTTAATTGCGCGTGAATCGCTTTATTTTCTTTCAATTTTTGAGATAACGCAGAAACTTGTTTATTTGCACTGCGTAGCGGCGCAGAAATTCTGTCAATAGCATTTAACAAGACATTAAGTTGTAGACTATTCATTGGTACTCACTTTTTTATTGACAATATCATTCGTTTGGTTTAATAATCGGCCTAAATAAGAGGGGGTAAATATGATCACAATGCTTTCTTTATTTATTCTCGCAGTTGGCTTATTGGGCCTCGCTGTCGGTTTTGGCTTTATTGCATTGCCTTGGGTTGTGTCCGGCATTATTGCCGCTCCTGCATTATTTCTTTACATGTTGATGCTGGGTTCTGTGCTTTGGCTTGTTGAAATCAACTTTTTCCTTGGTGTTTCTGCACTCGTAGTCTATTGCTATTGGGCGCACATTATTCGCAAGCACATCAAATCAAAATCTAAAGACTTAGTTGCTCAATAATTAAGTTTTCAATTAATTCCACATCACTTTCCGAAAAGCCCAGCAATTCACGCTGGGCATATTTCACCTTAACACCTTTGTTTTTATTAACCGTGCCTTTCAACCCGTATTGATGCACGTTTGCAATTGTTGCGTTTGACCCATTAAAGCCTACTGAAACCTCATTACCATTCGACCGCACTTTTAAATACCTAGCAGTGCGAAGTTTGGCGAACATGGCTTTACGTTTGATTCTGCCTTTCTTTTTGCCGAATTGTTTTTGTGCTTTGCGTGGTTCAAAGGCGGTGCCGTCGGGGTTTTGTTGCCGTGCGATTCTCGCCTGTTGGCTTTTGCGTAGGGCTTGCCCAATATTGCGCGCCAGTTGTCGGCGTGCCTGTGGCGACAGGTTGTTAATCAGGGCGGTCAGTTTTGCCTGCACTTGTTCTACGGTTGCCATTTTTCACCATCAAAAATCAAGTTGTTTTCATTCTCTAGGTAAATTTTTACTTTGGGGTTATCCCACACCGGTTCTTTGGCATAGTGCATTTTCACTTCGTCAGCGGTTTGTTTTGCCACGACACGTTCTGTCAGCATGATTTCAAAGGAGATGTCTGCGGTGTTGTTATTGTTGTAATCCACTTGGAACTTGATCGCATTTTCACGGCGTTGCGGGTTTTCAAAAATTTCTGGTTGATTGGTGCGCAGGTAGGCGATAACCGGCACAATCAGGCTCGCAATATCTTGGGCAAAATCCGTGACGATGATGTTGAGTGTGTAGCGATATTCAAAACTGTATGATTCCGCACCTGTGGCAACGATTTGACCGCCGTCCACATAAAGCTGTAAGCGGTCAGGATTTTTTACAAAGTCGGGAATGCTTTGTTCAAGGATTTTGCGCAGTTGGTTGGGCTTTTTCATTTTCTGAAATTCCGTTGTTGCATTTCATATTTTTGCTGACAATCCACGCAACGGCTAACACCCGGAATCAATTGTCGGCGTTTTTCTGGAATGGGGGCATCGCAATCTTCACAATAAACACGGCTGACCGCTTTGAAAGTGTGGTGTTTTTTGATGGCAATTTCACGCGCCATTTCTTCCAGTTGTTGTGCTCGGTCAAATTGGTCGGTCATTTGGCGGTTTCCTTATTAAATGTTTCGATGCACTGTTTCAGGCTGTCATTTTCAATAACACATAGATTCAGGCGATGTTGTGTTTGTTGATAGGCTTCTGCCAGTTCACCATTGGTGCGAATTTGTGGCGCAAATTGACCGCACTCTGCCGCTGTTGGGCAAAGTATTGGTTGTTTAATGATTTTCGGGGCGCTTGAACACGCCGATAACATCATCAGGCACAAGGGTATTAGCCCAGTCTTGGTGTTTTTTAAGTGCATTTTTTAAATCCTGAGTTTGCTTGGTTTGAGAGATTTTTAACTGGTTAACGGCTTCTGTTAATGCTTTTTGTTGCTCATTGAATTTATCCACGCTTTCATTTAAAGCAACGTAAGACGCTTCCCATTGTTGTTTTAATTGTTCTTCTTTTGCCGCTTCAGCTCGCCAGTGGTTGGCTTGCCATCCTTGAAACAGGATGATCGCCACAAGCATGAGCGGACCAACCAATAAAATGTATTTTTCTTTTTTTGTTAAGAACCCAAACATAATGCTTTCTCCTTTTGTCGTCTTTCAATTAAGCCTTTCAGTGGAACGCCGTTTGCATAAATCCATCTTTCAAATTGACCGCACATGGCTTTGCTATATCCTTTTCGTGCCATTTTAAAAAGCGTGCTGTTTTTTAAGTTCCCGCACCCTGCATTAAAGGTAATTGACACTAATGCATCAAATGCACCTTGCGGCATTGCTTGACCGTTTGCATACGTATTCACACATTTTTCGGCTTGTTTGATTCCCTTTGTAAAGGCATTTGCGATTTCTTCATCTGTATAGACTTTATGTGGAATGACTTTTTCTACTGCATCAGTTGTTCCTAGCCCGAATGTTAATACAGCGGCGGGGCAGTTATATGGCACTCTTTGACAGCCTTCAGCATTGCCAGTCAATAGCAAGCCTTTTTCTGATGTTCTAATTTCATGCCCGTGTAAAGAGAGTGCTAACCCTACAATCGCCACTACGCTACATGCATATTTTGCTGTTCGTTTAATCATGGTGATGGCTCCGTTGGTTTAATTCTTTTTCTTTTAATTCAAAATCTTTTTTCTTGTAATACCAATTTACAAGGAATGTTGCGACGCCGATCACAATACCTGTTGCTGATGCGACGTCAGCCCAATTTACATTTGAAAACATATCCGCAATGCGTCCGATGAAGAAGGCAAATAATCCTGATATGTAAGATGCTCTTGATGGTGTGTCGTGCATATCAGCTCCAAAGTTGTATAGTGTCACTTGCCACGCTGATCTTTTCACTGTCTGCTTCAGGTAAGAGAACCGGTGTACCAAGTGGAATAACGGGCTTATCCATTAAGTGCGGATTCAGTTCGCAGGCGATTTCAAGCAAACCTTCGCTATGCCCGAAATAGCGATACAGGATTGCATCTAAGTTGTCGTTTTGTTGCGCGTAAACTTCCATTAGATTAGCTCCGCATCAATTCTTGGGCGTTTGAGTATGTCACTAATGGCAAAGCGCGCATCACGGCGTAATTCGTTGATACTGTCTTTGAGCAATTCCGCCTTTTTCTCGCCGTCATTTGTGGTGTCGTAGCTTGTGTAGCGTTCATAAAGGTTTGCCAATGCCAAGCAGGTGACGGCACGGCGGTAGCGATAGACCAACACGCTTTCATTGTTGATTTTGGCGCAGGGAATATCCGTAAAAAATTCTGAGGTACTATGTTGTTTGAACTCCTCCAGTTCATCATTGACTGCAGCAATGGCCTCAATTAAGGCATCTTTTAAGCGAGCCGTTGTGACTGTGCCGTCCAAACGTGCCTGATTGCGAAAATCGGAAATTTTGAGCGGTGGGAAAAAAAGGTCGTTTAATACGAGGTCTTCGCCTTGTCCATAGTCTTCAACTTGTTTTTGTACCGCCCCCATTTCGTAATCCGGGGCGAGTTTGATGGAAATGGATCCGTCTGACATAAAAACACCTATAAAAAAGCGGGGTGAGGATTAATGATGTGCGGTTAAAAAATTCAGGGAATTTCCACCGCACTTTTAATCCGCCCCGCGGCTGCGTGATTTGCTCGGTTTTAACGCCGTTTATTCATCAGCGTTGTTTAATTGTTTGCGTAGCTTTTTAATATCACCTTTCACGCCGATGAACTGATTTAAGCCCAAGGCGCGTTCTAAATATGCCAGTGCCTGTTCCGGGTTTTTGTCGGTTAAAAGCAAGCCTAATTCACGCAATAATCGGGCTCGGCTTTCATCCGGCATATCACAATCGGCTGTGATGCGTTGCACTTGTTCCAAATACGCTACTTCAAAGGGTTGATTCGCCGCTGCCGCCGCTTTGGCTTGGTCGGCAAATTCTTCCGCCAATAATGTGCCAAGTGTTCGCGTGAACGGTTCAGGCAAGCGCAAATCATGGAATACGGCATAATCAGCAATCTGCAAGGCAAGGTGATATTCCCCGCAGTCGATTGCCCACACGCACCATGTCATCAGCACATTATCTTGTTTGCCGCTGCCGGCAGACAATGCACCTTCAATCCATGGCAGGTAATCCGCCAAAATTTGTTTTTTATATGCTGCTTTGCGTTCCGTCGATTGGATTTGTTTTAAATCCTTGCGGTGACGGGCAAGCAAGCGGCACATTTTTTCATATTCGGTGAAATCACTTAGGTCTTCGGTTTCCGCTGCA